GGCCATCGAGACCCAGGGCGGTGAAGATATCAAAGACCCGTTTTCCGGTAAATCGCAATGCGGCTCCGCTTAAGTGAACAGCATTGCGCTCGGAGGCGGCCTGAATGGTGTGGATGGTGCGTATTTGCCAGTCTGGATGGCGCATGATGTTCAGTCCTCATAAACGAAGCCGGGCGCGTCCTTGACCGAGCCCCAGAAGATGGAGCGGTCAGCCATCTGGCTCTGATAGCGGAAAAAGTGGTCGTCCGGGTAGAGGCGGCGGTGGCTCTCGTCGGTGTTGCGCAGGTTCAAGCCGCGCTGCCAATCCTCGAAAATGTTGCTGATGGTGAGCTGGATCGTGTTGGTTTTGCCCGCTTTGACGGGGGTCTGGGCGATACGCCCCTTGAACTGGAGGCAGGCGTTGAGCGGTGCCCCGTCAGGCCCCATCACGACGAGGTAGAGCCAGGCCATCCGATCCACGATGCGCTCGCGCATCACCTCGGCGAGCAGGCTGTCATCCAGCCCGCCCAAGGCCACCGGCAGCTTAGTCGGCGAGGTGGATAGCTGCTCTTTCTGGGCGCCGACAGACCCCATGGAGCCCACGCCGTAATAGGTCTCACCGCCGATCACCAGCGGGCCCAAGCCGGAATGAATGCGGCTGATCCCGCTGACCAGATCCAGCTTGAGGGCATAGACGGCGGTCACATGGGGCTGATTGAGCGCATGGATAGTCGCCGGGTCTAACCCGGTCAACAGGGCTGTCATGGATAGAAGCTCTCCACAAACTTGATGGTGCCAAGGTCACGCTTCATGCCGTTCAGGCGGCGGGACTTCCCCGCCCCGGCGCCATCGAGCCGGAATACCCCCATGGGCTTCGCCACAACCAGCGGGGTGCCGCTGGGGTAATCGGCCCGCAGCATCGGGGAGATGTTGATACGGGCGGCGCCAGCAAGATCGGACCACACATCGGCGGTCACCCGCTTGAGTTCATCGCCTATCTGGATCCAGTCACCGTTTCGCAGCACCTGGGTAGAGGGGGTCCAGCCCCGACTGGTCATGCTGGTTCGCATCGTCAGGGCCTCATTGACGACCGGGGCCCCCTTGACTGGCTGGAGTGGATGGGCGAAGTCCCACAACCGGACACGGCTGGAGGGGCCATCCAGCTTGGCAATGAACGCCTCCAGGCGGCGGGCCACCGGCGCATCCATTTTCCCCATGGTCAGCTCCATCAGCCACTTGCTGCCCGGCGTCGAGGCTGTTTGCTCGGATCCCGTCCAGGTCGATTCAAACGTGCGGTGATTCGTTTGCAGGGCCAGGGTGTTCTCGCGCACCCGAAACTCGGCGGGCCAGTCATAGGTTTCCATTAAACCCCCAGTGATTTTCTTACTTGGCCATAACTGCCAACGTCTTCGAGCACCATCTGATAGCCTTGCCTGGCGGCTTCGGTGATCATCTGGTGCCGTTCTGTCTCATTCATGTCGCCGGTGAAATGCAGATGCTGCTCGAACACGGCGCCGCCGATGGCCGCCACACCTCCCCCACCCATTAACTGGTCATACATCTGATCGATACGCTTGGCGGACTCATTGGTGTAAACCCGCTCGCCGGTATTGAGCAGCCAAGTTCCCTCCCGGGGAATGGTGTCGATGCCGTCATGGGCCATGCCCGCAATCGCGGTACCGGCGACAAGGCCGACAGAGATCATGGTTTGAACCCGCATCATCTGGCGGGCGGTCTCTGCCGACATCATCCCGCCGGTCATGGAGGCGAAGGCGGCGGCGTTGGCCTCCGCCAACTGACCCGCCACGATGATGGAAGGAATGGCCAGCAGCTTCTGGGCAGCCAGCAGCGCCTTCATCACGAAGGTTTGATCTTTGCCTGACTGCTGCAACATATCGGTGGTGAGGCTGATGGTCTGGCTGGTGAAGCTGAGCATGTCGCGGGCGGCTTGCTGCTGCGATGCCTTCTGCTTCTCAACCCGCTGACGCTCTTGCTCGGCAAGCTGGTCTTGCTTGCGCTGGTCGGTTTCCAGCTCCTTGGCCATCGCCTCTTCACGCTTGGCCATGTAGTCGGCTTGCTGCTCGGTGAAGTAATCCGCCTCTCTCTGGCGGTACTCCTCCCGCAGCTCCTCCAGGCTCTCATAGCCGCGGCGCCGCAACTCGGCCTCGCTGACCTGCATGCTGTCGATTTCTGCCAGGCGCTCCTCATGGGCGAGACGCAGTTTGTCCAGCTCGTTGGCGTACTGCATGTCCAGGGCGCTGAGACGCTGCGCCCCCTGATCCAGAACCTTCTTGTTGTCGGCGCTGGTATCACGGGAGCTGACCGGTTCCGGGGGCTGGTACTCAGGTTGCTCGCCGACACCGAACCGCTTGCGCTCATAGCTGCCTTGCACCTTGTCGATCTCGGCTTGCAGCTCGACGGCCCGGTTTTTCAACTCGGCCAGCTCTGCCGCCTTGTCGCCGATGTTCCCAAGCAGGGCGTCAATGACCCCCACACCGCCAAAGTTTTTCGAGCGGGATTGCACTTCGGCGATCTGCTCCTGCACATCGCCAAGCTCCTCACGCAGATTGCCGAGGCGGCGGCTCATGCCGTCAATGGTGCGCGGGTTGTCGGCCCAGCTATCGAGCAGGGTTCCCCAGTAGCTGACCGCATAGCCGAGCTTGTCGGTCAGCCAGTCGATTTGCTCCGATGCCCCCAGCACGCCCTGGGCGAACGAGCTTTGCAGGCGCAGGCTCACATCCTTGAGCTTCTGATCCATCTCCTTGAGCTGGGTGATGTCGGTCTGGGACAGGGCAACGTTGAGGCTGCGATAGTGCCCGGTCAGGCGTTGGAGTTCGGCGCCGTTGTTGCGCAGCAGGGGCTGGAGCGTGGAGACGTCATTGGCGATGGACTCCAGGTAGAACACCTGCTCCGAGGCGCTGACGTTGGTTGCGTCCATGGCGTTCTGGACGGCGATCAGGGCCTCGGGGCCCGCCATCTGTTGCAGCTTGCCGATGGTCAGCCCCACTTTGGGGGCGATGTTCTCCATCCAGTCCTTGAACTCACCGCCGCCGGTGGCCGAGAAGTCCCCGAGCTTGTCCTGTACGTCCTTGAGCATGTCGGCCAACTGGTCGCCGCTGACATTGTATTGCTCGGTGGCATAGGTCAGCTCTTGCATCGTCTCAACGGACACGCCCGCCTTGAGCGACATTTGCTCCAGCTCACGCCCCTGCTGAGCCAGCGCACTGACGGAGGCCGCCAGACCCACCGCAGTACCGACCAAGCCCAACACGGCCCCTTGGACGACGCTGAACCCTTGCACGATGGCCACGGATTTTTGAGACAGCAGATCTGCCGTTTCACCGAACGAGCGGCCAAAGTTGAATGTCGAGTCTTCGGCATTCTTGGCGTCGATGGCATAGCTTTTCAGGACGTTTGCAGCCGAGCGGACATCCGCTGGCAGCGACGAGAGATCCGCGCTGAGTAGCACCCGCAGATCGGCAATCTGTGTACTCATGTGAAGGGCTCCATGCCGGGGATAGAGCCTGCCAGCGCCTGCATGTCGTCAGCGGTCTGCTCAGGGGGCTCTGGGCGGTTGTAGTAGAAATCGGAAATGGAAGGGAGGTTGTCGGGCTGGACGTGGGGAAGCAGGATAGTGGCGCAGATCTGCCCCATGGCAAACTGGTTGATCTGGTAGTCCACCGGATACCGCCCGAAGTGGCGATACCAGTCGATATAGTCAACGGCGCTGATCTCGCTCAACATCCGGCGCCAGTCTGGCCGCCGGAACTGGCGAGCCATCATCATGGCGAAATCCCGCTCCCCCTCTATCCTTTTTTTGGGTCTACCGGCTCCAGCTCGCCCTCACCACTGGCCGCCTCTTTCGCCAACGCGGCCAGGCCACTCAACTCCTTCACTGCCATGGCAATGCGCAGCACATGGGCCGGGTCAGGGTAGTTTTTCAACACCCAGGCTTTCATCTGCTCAACATCCAGATCCGGCTGATAGTGGTTCAGCCCCATCGCCGCCAGCAGCAGGCTCATTTCAAAGGTGAGGCGCTGGATAGTCAGCAGGGTTTTTTGTTGCTGGAGGGGATCCGCGATCCCCTCCACCTGTGGCCACTCGACAGAAAGCAGGTCCATCTGGTAGTCAAACAACTGCAACCCGTTGAGCTGATGCACCACCACGGAGGCAGATTTGCCCTTGCCCTTGAGGGTCAAGGTGCGCGTCTCGATAAGGGCACTCATGCCGCCGTCTCCGCCAGGTCTTGCTTGCCGGAGAGATCCACCTTCACGGTGCGGGTGATGGTTTCCTTGATCTGGACAGGCTTGCCCAGGCTGGAGATGAAGCCGTAGAAGCCATCGACCTCGCCATTGGGGTACTTGATCAGGAACCAGCGATGGGCACCACCCAACTCGCCGACCAGGGTTTTCTGGGCCGAATCCCCCGGCTTCCAGGCCAGGGTGAACCCGAGCTGACCGGGATCTTTCTGGCCGGGGCTTTTCTCCTTCCAGTCCGGATTGGGCGCATCCAGATAGCTCTCTTCGTTCACCTCGACCGACATGTCCGGCGGCGTGATCTCTTTGACATCCGCCAGACGGACTGCCGAATCGGCTTGCGCCAGATCCGGCTTGGTGGCGCCCGCCACCTTGGCCATGTAAAGCTCTGTCCCGGCGCCCTTCACGGGCTTGGTTGCATCAGTCATCAGGGTTTGCTCCAGGTCGCGTTAAAATTGAGGGTCAGGGACGCAAGGCCCGTGCCCCGTTCGTCTATCCCGTATTGCCAGCCAGCCGATGCCAGCCCTTCCAGCAGCAGGCCGTCGAGATCGTCCCCAGCCAGCGGCGCCAGCTTCTCAGCCAGCTCGTCCAGATCGGCGTCCGCCTGGTTGGTTTCGGCCACATAGAGGGAGACCATCAGCGGGGCCTGCTCGCTCTCCCCATCCAGGGAGAACTCACCATCGCCCCCTTCCAGGAAGTAGCAGAACGCCAGGGGCAGATCTTCGTGGGCGACATCTACCGGGCGGGAGGGGTACACCTCCCTCAGCTCGGGCACACAGGTTCGCACCCGTTCGGCCAGGGCCGCCCGGATGTCGGTTCGAATAGTCATATTGGGACCAATAAAAAACCCGCCGAAGCGGGTTATCGTGATGGGGTTTGCCGTTTGGCGTCCCAGCGGTTGAACATACCATTGAGGATAAGGGTCATGCCGACTGTGATGACGAATCCCAGCCAGCCGCCCTGAAAGGTGCCAACGGCGATCAATGCCAGCATCACCAGGGCAACCACAATTTTCAGGATGATCATGAACTCTC